AAGGTATTGCTTGACCTCGGCGCCAGGCTTGGACTCGACAACGAGCTCGCCGATCTGAACGCCCATAGAGACGTTGCGCAGGATGCCGTCCTGGATGTCCTGCCAGGTGCCATTGACGTCTTCGCGGTTGCTGAACCGCAAAACGGCCCGGTAACCGTCGTCGGCGCGGCGCGCAGATTCCACAACGCCAATCACATACTCGGTTTTGTTGATCTGGTGGCCGTCGAGAACCGGCGCACCAGCAGACAGCGCGGACAGGTCGGCGCTGTCCATGTCGAAGCGCAGCTTCCAGCTTTCGCCCGTGAAGAAGTCGAACCGCTCGACCGTGGCCCCTGAATAAAACAACACCTCGCGGCGCCGCGGGCCTTCGGCCTTCGGCTCTTCGTCGTCGTCCTCCGGCGTCGGCATCGGCGCGAGTAGCTGGCCGGCCAGTTGAAATTTCAGGTCTTCGATCACTGCCTCACCCCCGCTTGGTCCACCGGTATCATCGCGCCCTGCACCAGATACTTTTCGCCGCCGTCGTACGGATTCAGGTTTTCCTTCGCGCGGATCTCGTTCGCGTTCAGGACGCCGATGTTCCGCATGGCCGAGTAGAACGTAGCGCGGCTGGCCGCGTCGCCACGAAGCAACGCGTCCATGTTGAACTCCGCGTAGTAGGTCTCCGCTTCGCGCGGCCCGAACAGCTGCATATTAATCCGCTTCTCGATTCGCGCCAGCCACGGGCGAATCGTATGCGTTGCGAAGTCGATGCCTTGGTGCTCGATGTTGTTGTTGGTACTACGGGTCAGGTCCTGGATCATGTGCGGCGGCACGCGGAAGATGCTGCAGATATCGGCCTTCTGATACTGGCGCAGTTCGAGGAACTGCATATCCCGGTGATTGATCGAGACCGACTTGATCTCCGCGCCCTGCTCAAGAACTCCGATCTTTCCCGCGTTGCGGACGCCGCCGAAGTTGCTCATCAGCCACGTCTGCAGGTTGTTCCGGGCCTCGTTGCTCAACGCTTGCGGCACTGTCAGATACGAGGGCGGCGTGGCGTTGTTGCGAAAGAAATTTGCGCCGTAGCCTTCGGCGTCCTGGGTCATGCCCAGCGCCTGCGCCATATACGACACAGGCGAGTGCCCGACCAGGTTGTCCTCGCCGTCGTAGCCTAGGCCGGGAATGTGCAGGATGTCCGAGGCGGTGTACATCTGGTTGCTGTAGGTGTACACAAGCACGCCCGTCTCCGGGTCGCGCGCAACGCGCATTCCGGTTGGCGACAACGGCACCAGGCGGACGACGTCGCCGCGCATGTTGGTGACGATGCGGGCGTAGAAGTTGCCGTGGAGGCAAAGGCACTTCGCGGCGAGTTCCCAAAACTCAAACGCGCTCATGTCGTCGTTGGGCGCGTCGTGCAGCAGGTAGTACAGCGGGTGGTTCCGGTCAAGTTGCCGCCCGTCAGCCGTGCGCCGGAACACGCCACAAGGCAGGCTGCCGATGGACTCGGCGATCACTCTGACGCAGGCCCAAACCGCAGTGATACGCATGGCCGACTCGGCCGAGACGTAGTACTTGCTTCCAGACACAGGTCGATACCAGAAGTCATTATCCGGTGGCGGCGTCGCGCCGAGCTTGACCATGATCTTGCCGAAAAGGTTCATCCGGTATCACAATCCTACTGCATCGTGCTACCACGGTATCACGAATTTTGGTCGGCGTGCTACCACCCCAGTGTTACCGGCAGCATGTCTTCGTATACCGACCGCTCTTTCGGCTTGGCGCTGGTGCTGATTCCGGTTGCCATGACGCAGGCAATCACCAGGTCGTTACGGGTCGTCTCGCGGTGTCGGTCCGGGTGGACCGGCTTGATGTTGCCGGCAGGATCGCTGGCGATCTCGCAGCACTCGATGTTCCAGCGCAGCACCGGCGAGCCGTCATGCACCAGCTGGCGCTCGTGAACTAACTGCTCGAAGCGCTTCGCCGCCGGGCTCATCGACACGTAACCCTGGCCAAACTCGACCACCTGTATGCCCGCGTCTTGCAGCTGCTGCGCCGTGTCACGTGCGCCATAACGGTCGTAGGCAATGGCCTGGATGTTGTACTGCTCGGCTAATTTTTCGATGTGCGCGACGACGTAGCGCCAATCGACGGTGTTGCCGGGCATGGTCTCAATGTGGCCGCCCTGTGCCCACTGGACATATGGCACGCCATCCGTGGCCGTCTTCTCAGCAAGCATCTTCGACGGCAGGTAGGCCCATGCCCGGTAGTAGACCTTGCCCTCATACGGCCAGCAAAGCGCAAACGCCGTCAGGTCGCGCACCGCGGCAAGGTCCAGGCCGCCCCAACATGGCACGCCGGCAAGATCCGGAAATTGTCCCATGCATTCATCCCAGTCGCGCAACGGTATCCACGTCGTCGTCGCGCTGGTCCACTGATTCAAGTACAACCGCCGAAACGTGTTCTGCTTCTCGGGCCGTGCCAGGGCCTGCTTAAACTCCTCTTCGTAGTCGCGGATGTCGTGCAGCACTCCAAGCGTCGGCAGCGCCAGTGACCACAGGCTCTGGTCGGTCCAGTCGGCGTCGATGGGCACTTCGTAAATAAGCGAAAAGTAGCTTTCGTCCTGAATCTCGCCCGACGCGACACGCTTGGCGTACTGATACTCTCGGTAGCAGATGGATTCTTGGTTGGTGCCCGCCGTCGTGATGGTAACCCACAACGGATTGCGGCGGCTTTTGCTACCAGTTGTCAGCGCGTCGTATAGTTCCTGCTCGGCCGCGCCCCAGGCGTGAAGTTCGTCGAAGACGACCAACGACGGGTTGTATCCGTGCTTGCCGGCGCCGTCGCTGCTCAGGGCGCGGATGATTGAGCCGGTTTCGTTGTGACGAATGAATTTCCGCGATTCAGTAAACGTAACCATTCCGCGTAGATCGTCGCAAGTACGAATCATCTCAGCTACGGCATCGAAGCAGATCGACGCTTGATCACGATCTTTTGCCGCCATGTAGATCTCTTGATTCAATTCTTCCGACAAAAAAAATTCGCAGATCACCAGAGCGGCCACTGTTTGCGTCTTGGCTTGTTTCCGGCCCATGCTTGCGAACGCCTTTCGGTACAGGCGGCGGCCGTCTGGCCGCTTCCAGCCTAGCAGGTTCGAGATCAGCTTCCGGCTGTGCGGAAGCAGCTCGAATGGCTCTGGACCGCCCGACCGTGTCGATTTTGTCAGCGTGAGTTTCGAGATGAGCGCCTCGGCCAGTTCCGCTGTGCCGACATCAAACCACGCCACTGGATCGTTTTCTGGCGATGTCAATAATGGATCTGGCGGTGAGTCCTTGGGGCGCATCTGGTTCCTTGTTCACCATGATACGAGTTCTAGCTGCTGGCGTCAGACCAAACTCCCGAGAGATCTTGGCAATGGTGTCGGCGCAATTATTGATTATGCTTATGAGCGGAGACTGTTGGATGTAGCCGCTCGGCGTCTTTAGCAGCATTCCTGTTTCGTTCAGTTTTTTCTGCGCCTTAACCATAGTTGAATATGCCTGGCAAAGACATGACAGCGCCATTCCGTCCGCTTCGGTCAAGACTCCGATGCGAAGTAGCATGGGAACTAAGCGTTTCCATTCTTTTTGCGCGTCGGCGTCCAGGTGCTTTGGCATGGCCGGCGCGACTCGATCCGGCCTTGGCTCGCGTGTGTTAACGGTCCTCCCATCCAAAACTCGGAACGCTGTGGGCTTTGGAGCTGGGCCGCGAAGTCCCATTATGCTCCGAACTCCTTACCTGTACCCTCGTGCACGGCCTGTTTGCCCGTGAATTCCTGCCAGCGCTTCACGATCACGTCGGCGTACTTCGGGTCCAGTTCCATCAGCGCGCTCGATCGGCCGGTCTTCTCGCAGGCGATCATCGTCGAACCGGAGCCACCGAACAGGTCCACAACCAGGTCTCCGGCCTTCGACGAGTTCCGCAGCGCCCGCTCGATCAGTTCAACCGGCTTCATCGTCGGGTGCAGCCGGTTTGCCGCGGGCTTCTTCTCCTGCCACAGCGTGGATTGCGTCTTGTCGCCGTACCAGGCGTCGGACTCACCCTCGACATGGCAG